CCAGCAATACAGAGGTGCGGATAGCAGAGGCTAACGGAGCGGACATTGATTGTTATTACACTATTTACGGCGAACGAGCAGATGTTGAACGGTATGACGTAGAGTACGAGGGGCAAATATGAAACCGAAACTAGGACGAGTTTATAAAGTGGAAAATGCTAACCCCAAATGGGGAGCGAATGCTGCTTATAAATATTTGAGAGTGCGGGACAGTTGGGGTGTGGAAATGGATTTAATGTTCACAGACCGTGAACTACTGGCAGCGGAGAAACGTGCTGGGAAGAATCCAGAAGATAGGGTGAAGCGGATTAGTTTGAAGGAGTGGCTGAAGAGGTAGCATGAATGGAAAACTTAAACCAACTATGGGAGCAGGGAGTCAGCGTGGTAGCGTTAGTAGGAGTTTCCTACTATGTAATCCGCTTGACCAATTTTCTGTTCCGCACGTTGGCCGGAGGTTTAGATGAGCACAAGGAAATCACTATTAAACAAATTGACGCCCTCAATCAAATCCGAGGGTCGTTGTGCGAGGTCAACCAGCAGTTGGCTGAACTCAAAGAGCAGCATCGTAATTACCATGATCTTTTTATTCTGCACCGTGACAGGGTGCAAGAACCTAGCCGAAGCGGACGTAAGTCTCACCGGACTTGAGCTTGAGTGGTATGAGCCACCTCCAGTAACTATCATATATACCAATGCCCCTGTCGCTACACCAAGTAAATTTAAGTTGTTTCCAACTTTAATGGAAATGGATCAGAAATAACATGAGTAACACTTATTCAATATGTCGGCTGGAACCGCAATGTGATTGTGGTGAAGGAGTGGATGCTGTTTGCAGCGTAGTCATTGGAGTCAATGCAACATCAGAGTGCGGCAACCATAGTGGCTATGTAGACGGGGTTTACAGCTTTGGAGAAACAAAACCAACATTGGCCGAGTTCAACAACACTATCGGCACAATAGCGAACCAGTACATTGCTGACCAAGGCTGGCAGTCACAATTGGACAGCCAGATTGAAGCGTCCAAGTTGCGGCCTATTGGCCCACCGGATGATTGGGAACGACCAAACGTGACGGTGGATATGTCGGTTGAAGCGGCAGTAGGTAGTCCAGCTAACCCTGCTCCAGCGGAGGAGGAAAGCAGCGAGGAAACTAGCGAAGAAGAATCTAGTGAGTAATGGGTCAGCTTAAAACAGATCTTGTGGCGAAGCTAAAAGGGTATGCCCCTTTTGAAAAGATTGCTGCCTTATACCATGAGCCAGAGAAGTTCTTTCAAGAGCTTAACAACTACATGGTAGGAGGCATGGTAATCTCTTCGCCCAAGTTCTTTTTAATGTTAAAGCCTATAGATAAATCACAGGAACCGAGTGGGCAATGGTGGGCGACCAAGCCGGATACCTGGTATATAAGATGGGCGGCGGGAGATGGAGCAGTACGCGCAATGATGGACGCTGTAGAGCCCCTGCCCTATCTTATGTTCCGAAGGGTTACACCGTCAGGAGAGACAAAGCTCAGGACGTACTCCTGGGATAAATTTTATAATAAGACAAAATGAGTAGTTTAACTAGAGCAGCCGACTTGCTTAACAGAGCAGCACCTCCAGGTGAGCGTTTGGCATTTGTAAATCCAATGGAGGAGCGCGGACTTAAAGCAGCGGGAGGCATGGGCCGCCCTGCCGCTGGAGGAGTGCCGTCTTATAAAAAGGGTGATGTAGAAGCGCCGCCTCCCCGCGACTATGCGGGAGAAACACGCGACACGCTACAAGCGCAGATTGATCTAATGCCGGATCTGATTGCGGCCAAGCGGAAGTTTATGCCGCAAATGGCTGAGACTCAGGTTGAGATGGCTGAGACGTTCTCCCCTCGCCTATTAGACTTATATGAGAATAAAATTAACCCAGTACTTTCCCGCATGGACGCTGCGGCTGTTAGGCGACAGCGCGAAGCTGATATTTCAGCCGTCCGAGAATTAGGGCCAGAAGCGACTCAGGCGCTAATGGACAGTGATCCTGAGAGAGCAAAATTGCTCCGAGGATTAACTGCACAAGCAGAATCAGAATTGGCGCTAGGAGGCCAGCTAAGCGCCGCTGAAAAACGTGCTATCTCTCAAGACGTTTTAGCGCAAAGAAGCGCCACAGGGATGTCCTACGGCCCAGACACGGCTGCTTACGTCGCACTGGCACAGCAACAAGGAAGGCAGCAGCGCCTAAGAGACAGGCAGCGCTTTGCTGGCCAGGTTGCAGGAATGCGGACAAGTATGTTGGGCGATCCATTTCAGCAGATCACCGGCAGACCTGGCAGAGTTGGCGCTGGTTCTGGTGCGGGAATATTCGGACAAACCCAAGGCTTGTCGGGACAGCTATTTAATCCAGAGAGCAATTACGCTGGTGGTTTATACGGAGCTAACGCCCAGGCACAACTGGCAGCGCGGACGGCGACAGCAAACAACAGGGCCGCGCTTGGTGCTGGCATGATGAATATGTTTGGAGCAATTGGAGGCGGCTACGCATCTACATTAGGATAATATAATGAGCAAATACTTTAGCGGACAAAGTCAGGGCAGTTATCTGCCTCCAGGTTTTATGGAAGCGGCAACACAGAGCGGACGCTTATATGCGGACGCGATGGCAAATGTTGGCCGCTCTATTGGTGAGGTCATTAAGCGCCGCTCTGAGAAGCGCAAAGACGATACATACTTTGACCTTATGGAGCGCCTTGGCGAGATTCCTGACGAGACTAAGCAGGGCTCAGTTCCTGGCTTGGTTGAACGGGGTCGCCCACTTGATAATGCGGAGAGCAAAGCGTTTAGCGCTAAGTTGGCTGGCGATAGAAACGCTTACAACCGCGAGTCTAAAAGATTCAAAGATCTGATTAAGGATGAAACGGCGCTATTAAAAGAGTTCGCATCTAGCGGCGACAGTGCAGTCCCCCAGGAGTTAATTGATCTTTTTAAAAAGCGCGACAAAGACATTGATGACTTGCGTGACGCTGGCAACGATCAGTTTATAGAAGAGCGTTTAAATCCTGAGCATACGTTAAACGCTACAATCTCTTCGCCGCCGAAAAAAGATCCTCCAATGATTGGGCCAGGCAGCGATTTTCGCTCATTTGTATACGATGTCATAGGTAGACCTACGGATGATGTAATGGCTGAAACTGAGTTGCCGCCTGTTGAATTAAGCGGGCCACCAGACCCTGCTAATCAGTTTTTAGATGAGAGCGATGTCATGGCTAGGGGCTTGAAAGCTGCCAAGCGTTGGGCGCGTCAATCGTCCAAAAATTTTGCAGGGATGGCTTACGAGGCAGAAGACAAGTTAAGCCGATTCCAAGAGGGACGAGAATTAATTCCTTCAGAAGTTTCTGGTGGAGATCCGACAATCGGCGGCTTGCTGATGGAGCCAGGGCTAGTTCCTGGCACAGTTGGGTTAAGCGAAGACGAGCAAAGAGATCTGGCGCTCGGTGAGCTTAGCAAGATGGCTCGCAGCATGGGCCGAGAGCGATTTGCTGAAGCGTCTGCAAAAATAGACAAACTGTTCCCTGACAAACCGGACATTGAAACGGTGGATCTTGGAAGCTACTCGGTTATTACCGAGGATGGCAAATACAAGGCCGCTATTAAGACTCCTAACAGGGCTGGAAACACTACCTATGCTGGACTAAGCGAGAACCAACAGAAATTAGCTGATACAACATACACTAAAATTGGAAATGAAAGCTTGGTGAGTAGCTACTCTGAAGGTGTATTAGCTTACCGGAAGATTAAAGAATTGGCGGCAGGAGGATTCTCTGGAAATCCAATTTCTGACGCAGCACTTATTACAACTTTTAATAAAGTTCTAGATCCCAGGTCTATAGTTACAGAAGGTGAAACAAGAATATACCAAGGCGCTAGACCTTATATTGAGTACTTTGACAAGCTTGCGGATGAGATCAAAAAAGGCCCAAGTGTATCCCCAGAAATGCGTGAACGGTTTGCTGGAGCGGCGAGAGGCTTGATGGACGCACACAAAAAACTAGCCCAGGAAAAAATAGATTCTTATAGGCCATTTGCAAAAAGCAGAGGTATCCCTTTTGAATTAGTTGCACCTGAGCTACCAGACATTGATTTTGGTAGTGGGCAAGAGAGAGCAATGGAAGGCGTAAAGCGGTTTAAAGCCGACATAGGTGCGGGAACAATAACACCAAAATAATATGCCTAAGATTGTTGAGGTAGATGGGATTGGGGAAATTGAGTTTAGCGACTCCGCAACAGATGCGGAAATTTTGGGATTTATTCAAGACAAGTTTGGTTTGTCTGATGATCAGTTAATCCAGGCTGCTGAATCGCCTAACAATAATTACTTTGAGCGCATAGGTAGAGACAGGGCTTTGCGTGAGTACGAGCGCTACCGGCAGCTTAAAAAAGATGACACAACGTCCTGGGGAGAGGCTTATGACATGGGCGCTCAGGCGCTTGGCATGATGCGCGACGATGCAATCGCAGCTTACAAAGAGCTCAACAAGGAAGACTACTCGTATGGGAAACTTGCTCGTTCTCTTTTTGAAGGAATAGTGCTGCGAGGCACTATGGACTCAGTCAGGGCAATCACCCCAGCGATTCTGCCGTCAACTTGGTTTGGTGCGGAGGACACTTACGAAGAGTACCTTGAGTCAAACGGTTTAGAGCCAAGCGTAGAGGCTCGCGCTAATTATCTTGAGTCGCTTAAAGGCGACTTTGCCGACTTCATGTACTTGAGGGATTGGGACACTGATCGCCAAAAGTTACGCGAGGGAAAAGATACTTATATTCAACGCCTTGGCCTGGATACATATATTGGTAGCGATGTTCTAAAGGCGACAACAGAAGCTGGCAGCTACGCAGATCCAAGCTTGTTTGCTGGTGCAGCAGCAGCGCCATTAAAGGCTGGCAGTAAGGTCGCTACAGCCGCAAGTAAGACTGTTGGCGTTGCGGGTAGCGCTGGCACTTTGGGCGGCAAAAGCTTAAAGGCAGTAGGCGCTGCCCCAGAACTTGCTGCTGGTGCGGCAATTGGTGCTGTTGCGGGGAAGGAGGCTGGCGAGGCTGCATCCAAGTCAGTAGCAAGCGGCACTTTAGGAGCGACAATTGCAGGGGGGCCGACAGCGCCACTCACAGCGTTCAAGGCGGCTGGCGAAGGTGTAGCTACCGCCGGAGAACTTGTTTCTGCTGCTGCTGAAACTATAGGTAAAGCACCTTTGCCAGGCGGCGGCGTGTTTGAGCAGATTGCTAGGGGCCAGAAAAATGCTCCGCTGAGAGTCATTGCAGCCGCATCCCAGGCATTAGGAGGAAGTACAGCGGCAAGAGTTGCTGGTGCAAGTGGCAAGGGACTATTAGCCGGTGGAGTTACTGGTGCAGCGCTTGGAAGTATTGAGGCGCTTAGAGAGAAACACTTTTTAGAAACTGCCGTGCCTGGTTTGATGATGGGCGGGGCAATGGGTGCAGTTGGCGGTGGAGGTACTCAGGCTTTTCGGGAGGCGGCTGGTTTTGAGTACAAGGCCCAGGTCAAACGCAACACGCAGGATTGGCTCGCTGGTAAATCTGACAATGAAATTGAACTACTGCGTAAGAGAGGGCTCACCGAAAAGGATTACGATAAGCTCGCGCTGATTGAACGAGTAGTGGCTGGTGTTGGTGGTGATGACATTACGTTTCAATACCTGAACGATGCGGAGTTCAAAGCTTTGTCAGACCAGAGCGCCGAAGGCATATTTATGCATCAAGGCGTTAACGGCAGACCGACTGTTGCCATCAACATGGAAAAGGCAACGGGAGGCCCAGTAGCGCGTGAGGCTGGTAAGCCTAGAGCCCAGAGAACAATTTACCATGAGATTGGACACGCTCTTGATGCACTTGATTTCGCACCAGAAGCAAAGCGCCAGTTGAATGACACGCTTTTTGGAAGGTACACCGCAGATGGTGCAGAAATTACTAAGGGAGTTATTTCAGACTCTATGATTGATGACATAGCTGATCAGTATGGACTCTCCAACATAGATCTGACAGGCGACGATGCGTTGGACAAAATGCGTAAGCGCGACCTGGTGCAAAAGGAGATCCGCGCTGAAGCTTGGGCCAATATGCTTGAAGGCAAGAGTATTCGTAAGCTTGGAAGAAACGGAATTGTAAGCCGAATTATTGACGGGGCTGTGACCAGGGACGCTGACAGTAGGCTGAACGCATTCTTTCAGCGCATGGTTCCTAGCGAAAGGACAGGCGCGGAGGGTTTATTTACTATTGGCGAAAAGCCATTCTACAACTCCCCAGAAATGAACAAATTGTTGACCTCAATGTTCAGAGCTAAGCGCAGGACTTATCAGCGCTTAGACTTGGACGTTGATCAAAAGCGCAATGTCATTACCCAGAAAGATTTTACAAACCCCGAAACAAGAAAAGCTTTGCTTAAAACATTTAGAGACTCGGATGTTTTTGAGAGAAACGAAGAGGGCCAAATTTTAAACCAACAATTACAGCCGATAAGCTCTAATGGGGGTATGCCTAAGTTCTTAACTTCACGGCAAAAAACACAAGCGAGAAAAGTTCGTTCAGAAAAGATTCAAGAGGCTCTAATGAATGCCGGAGAACCTCCTGCAATGGGACGGCTAGGAAGGAGCGCATTCAGATTTTTTACAGACCCTGTCGCTAGGCAATACTTTAGAGCCAACGGGCTGGGCGCTTACTTGTCAGACAGCCAGATGGCGGCACTAAGGGCGCTTCCTAAAAATGTACTTACGCCATCGTTGCTAAAAAAAATAGAGACGCTAAACGCAGCGGCAAAGGATGGCACTGGTAGGCAGTTTGCATTCATGTACAACGCAGCCTTGTCAGACACCGGCAAGTACAGTTCCAGACTCAGCAACGAGTACCGACAAGGCATTGTTTTAGATTTTGAAATAACCACTGCCGGAAACTTTAACATCCGCACACTGGACACTATCGCGCTATTTAATCGCGTTGAAAAAATTTCTAAGAAACGCAAAAATGATGATGCTTTCTGGGCTCCCTGGGGAGGATACGACAAAGCCTTTGGCGGTGAGGCTACTTTCATTGAAGGGTTCAAAAAGTACTTGGACAATCACCGCGCTCACGCAATGGGCGACGAGACTCGCCAGGGCTGGATGGGACTTAACAGCGACACCGTCAAGGCCAAGGCTATGCGGGATTTGTACAATGAGGTGATTGGCTGGCGCGGCAGGGAAGAGAGCAATCCCCTGTTTGGCACTTTGTTCACTGAGCGCGACAATCCAATAAAGAGTCGCCGCCTTGATCGTATTAACGAAATCATAGAGCTCCCCCACACGCCTGACTTTTTCATCAATCCATCTTTGCAACGCGAAAACTTTATGCCTGTGAAAGGCGCTGAGCAGTTACTGAAGCACAGCCGTGCTGGGCTCAAAGCTGGCGACCACTACATTGGAGTTGCTCCTCTAAGGCATCAAAGCATTGAAGACGTTAACAACAGAAAGCTCTTTGATAATGTCAAATACGAGAGACTTAAAACTAATGCAAAAAATGTTGCTGAAGTTTTAGGGCTAAGCATTGTGGAGGAACATGATGTATTCGGCGGCTGGAATGAAGAGGGTCGGCACTCCCGCGAGACAAGCTACAGAGTAAAAGTTAACAGTAAGGATGCGGACAAGATAGAAGCTTATGCTGCTCTTGTTGGTGCATTGGCCCCAGAGGTGCAAGATGCTGTAATGGTGGTGAAGAAATCAAACGTCAAGGACTCAACTGGCGTTGAGATGTCTATTCCCGTCAGGTCTAAAGCTAAAGGCCAAGAGTTCAGCGAGAAACTGGCTGAGTTTGGTTTCCCAGGCTATTCTTATGACCCAAAAACTAAGAAATTCATACTTGCAATAGAACACGCACAAGCAGAGTCTCTTGAGGCGCTGCTGCAATTTGGCATTGATAACAAATTAATAAATGAAAAAAGAATTGAAACAGAACCAATCCAAGTCTCCTTCCCAGGGGGAGATAGTTATAAACAGACTTATCAAAAAATTCGGAGTCAAATTGAAAGGTACACAAAGCGGGGAGATGACCTCAATGTACTTCTCTCCGAAGCAGAGCGACAGATAGCAGACCGAGAGGTTAACGAAAAAGTTAAGGCTTTAGCCGCCGACACCCTTGCTCAATTGACTGAGCCTGTGGAGTCGGCGGTTCGCTTTTTAGAGGGTAGAGAACAAGCGCCGGATTTGGGCAAAGGCAGCAAGGTTCGCGGTGTTGGCAAACACTTTGATAAGCGAGCACTGGATATGGAGTATGGCGATGTCGCCTTAACTCCAGAAAATAGAGAGAGGATGGTTGCAGCGCTGGCTTACGAAACAATTTTTCAGCTTTCACAAGATGGCAACGCGCTTGGCTGGTATGATCGGGCTGTGAAAAAAGCAATGTCCATCATTCACAATATTCACCCTGAGTTGAAAACTGATGACAAGGCAGACTTAGTTTTTAAAGCCGTACTTGCAATCACCTCAAACGGCGAAACGGTTGAGAAGAATTTTCGCAACGCGCACAACGTCTACTCTCATTGGAAGGAACATGGTGAGGTTCCGCAAAAAGCAGAATACGGCACAGAGACTGAGGCTATTAACAAGTCTTTGATTAAGTTTGAGGAAATGCTGAATGACTTAGGAGCAGAAAAGACTCGCGAGTTTTTGAGTAAAAAGTTTTCTGTCGGTCAGCTAAAGAAGGATCACGGTTTTGAGATAAGCGGAGAGAACGTGCAAACGATGGTTCCAGGCGCTGCAATATTTGGCCCTAAGATCGGATCATTTTTTAATAACCTAACAGGCGACTACTCCACCCTTACAATGGATCTGTGGTTCAGCCGCACAATGAACCGGATCATGGGTTCAATGGTTCGCATTGCCACCCCAGAGGAAAGAGCTAAGCGTTACGAGCGATTGCGGTCGGCTGTTGAGGACTACTGGGAGGAGTCAGGGCTTGGCAAAGAAGACACTCACAATGGCTACACAAAAGATCAGTTGATAGCAGATGAAACTAAGCTGCATGACTTTGCGCTGAAGCAGCAAAAAGATTTTGCCAAGCGCTCTTTTAAGACTCCTAAAGGTAAGCCAAAGATGTCTGAACTAGACAAAGCCAGCAACAACTACGGTAACACTCTTGAGGTGATGATGGATGCTCCGCGAACAGGCACAGAGCGCCAGTTTTTCCGGTCAGTTATCCAAGGGGTGCAGGACAGACTTGTTGAGCTAGGAATGCCCGTCATTGAAATAGCTGATATTCAAGCGCTGCTTTGGTACGGGGAGAAAGATTTGTTTGGAGCGTTTGACGCAGTGAATAAGCGCTCCGAGGGTATGGATTACACAGACGCATCCAGGTCTTTAGCCAGGGACTTAGGCGTGTCACCTATGAAGTTGCTGATGCCCACGCACGGGCCAATTGACGGGGTCAATATTCGCAACACAGAGACACGCTACGCAGACCTAGTTGTTGACGGTGCGAAGACGGTTGAGACTAGAGGAAGTGTAAAGGGGCTGGGCAAGCTTGTAGGGCAACGTGCGAGAGTCATAAGAACCGGCGAAGGCGATGCGGAAGTTATCGGTGAAGTTACTTTTGGAGAGCCCTTCACATACACAAGCGCAGATGCCTTTGACGCAGACTTCATGCGGCACAAGGTTGCCAAGGATGATCCATACTACGACCCAAGTGGCAGAAAGGTAGGGTTTCCTTTGCGCGATGCTGAGCGGTACGCAACTCCTTACCCTGCTCCCAAAAAGAAAGGCATCCAGACAACCAAAAACTTGGCCTTTCAAAGCCTCATGCCTAGCGACAGTTTTTACCCAACTGAAAAGAGCGGAGCGCTGGAAGTATTTCGTAATGAGCTAGGCTATAGGGTTACCCACACTGCGGACGGCAAATACCGTTTGTACGATCCAAAGGATGCATTGCTAGGTGTCGCCGGATCACGCAAACAGATTGGTCAGTTGTACCGTCGCAAGGTGGTCAACAGAAGGAACTGAAACAATGAACAATGACCGGCAGAGCTCCGGTCTGATAGCCGAGGAGCGAGTTAGGCTCAAGCTACTTGAGCGAGGCTTAGATGTCGCTCGCCCTACCCTCTACGGGCCAATTGATCTGCTCTCTATATACGACAACTCAGTCATCTACCGGCTCCAGGTTAAGAGCGCCAGCCAGCGAGGCGACTATCTGCGCTACACTTTTACCGTCAAAAATTGCTACAAAGAGACAGCCGATTATCTGATTCTTGTTGGGCTGGAAACTGACTCCTATTGGGTCATCCCCACTAAGAAAGCTGGCACGTTGCAAACCATCAATTGTGCGCCTGGAGGCAACAACACTTTTGATAAATATTACGATGCCTGGAGCCAGCTTGAAAAATAGGTTGAACTGCGTAGGTTTTCGCGTAGGTTTCGGCGTAGTTCTTTGACGGCGTCTTGCGGTTGTCTGCGGTTTGAGTGCATTGAAAATGTGGCCAGAACTTAGCAAGGTGCAAATTTCTTAGGATAAACGTAGGTAGAGCCCCAGATTGTGATTCTGGTTGTTGCGGGTTCGAATCCCGTCGGTCACCCCACCTTATTTCCTAAGCTTTTTTGCATTTTCAAGATTCTTCCCCCTGCTCAAAAAGCGCTCTAGCGTAGGTTTTGCGTAGGTTTTTGAGTAGGTCTACCCTTGGGTTCCTTTTCCTATGACAAAAATAATTTTGGTGTCTGACACTTTTTTGTTGCTTTTGGAGCGCAGGTGTCTGACACTCACCGCATCGGAGGCACTTAGGCCAAAGATAAATGAAAAAGCATATGAAAAAAATAAACTTCACTGAGCTAAAGCGCTTAGGAAAAGAAACAATAAGACTCTACGAATCTGAGTGGGGTTCTGAGCGGCAGATCAACAGAGAAACTGAACTACATGATTTGCTTTACCACTATCTTCCCTGCAAGCCATTTGAAAATCTTATGTCTTACGGCGAAAAATCCACATTAGATGAGTGGGTTCTGGAAGGCTTGCGCTTGGCTGCATACGAAACTCTTAATCAATGGCGGCTAGATTATAATGAAGACCAGAACGGAAGCTACCTCGTCACTTATGAAGGCAAAGTGCCGGATGATGATTGGATAGATGAAAGACCACAAATCTGTGCGGCTTTTGATCACTTGACTTGGGGGATGGATTTGAACCTTGAGCGCTCTAAAGAGGAGTCTCCAATTAGGTTTACAAAAGATGAGGTAAACCAATTGCACAACTGTTTGGATGTCTTTTCAACAAAGCAGCAATTTAAGGCGGTGATTACGCTTATTGAACAAGGCCCGTTAAAGGAGTGCTTTGATGATCAAGGTAATATTATTGACGATGAAAAACGTAAGTTCTGGCAGCAGTGTATTGGGAGTTGCCAGACATTGTCTTGTGATTCAGATCTTAAAACAATTTGGAAAAAATTAGATAAATTTATATGAGCGACCAGTTTAAACAAACCATCGGCAAGCTGACTCAAGTGGAGTTGGCCCTTCTCAAGCACAACCTAGCGCACCATTCGCCAGACGCAGAAAAGATTGCTTTGATAAACAGCGAGCTAAAGCGCCGCACTAAAGTTGGATCTTTTTGGCAGCGTCAAAAATACGAGCAGCAATTCGGTAAAAACTACAACGCATCGGTAATATGAAAATTCCTAATATTAAAATAGATAAGGTTTGTAACAAGTACAAGCGCAAGCATCACCCTAACAGCGTGACTTGGAAGGAAAGCGATTGGGTAGCTCAAGCATGGGACGCTAGGCTTGGCGCTAAGGGCGCTCCTAAGAGATTTCAATATCCTGCGGCGCTTACGCATGAGGAAGTTGAAGAGCAGTCTGCAAATGATTTTGCAGCGCACTTTGGCAAAACTTTGCACACGGTTCAGCTTGAGAAAAAGATCAAGGGTGAGCCACGCATTAGTGACCTTGTTGGGCTGTACCATGAAGTGTGTGCTCTCCTACCAAGCGCCAGTGTTCGCAAGGCTAATATTGCCGACTTAATCCAGATGCTTACTCAGACCGGCTCGCCTAACCCTGAGCGCGAATACTTAAAGGTTTTAAGGTCATCATTGGTGGATTCATGGTTTGCCAAGCGAGTGACGGAGCGCAGCGAAGCAAGTGGCGGTGATGTTAATGAGATTAACCGCGAGAAACGGACACTCAAATCCAAGTGGGACAATATTAAATCTCTTTTTAAAACTAAAATGAGAATCGCCATGAAGGAGCGCGGTTTCAGCGAGGATCTTATTCGCCAGCTTAAAGATTTTCGCGAGGATGTTGATACGGCTGCAATCTCCGCGCCAATTGGTCAGGACGATTTTGTTCCCGTCTCTGATGAGTTAATTAAAAATACGATGGCTGAGTTCAAGGCTCTAAAGTACAAAGATCCAAATGCGTACATTGTGTTCCTGCTCGGCATCGGCGCTGGACTGCGCTCAAAAGAAGCGATTTACGTTCGCTGGGAGGATCTTGGGCAAGGTTATGTCATGGCCCTGCCTCACGGCGAGTACAACACCAAGGGTAAGCGGACTCGTAAGGCGCTGTGTCCGCAGTTCATTATTGATGAGATCCGCGAGTTTGAACACTTAGATAAGAGTGGTGAGTTCGCGCAGTACTGCGTGTCTCATAACACTCCCAAGCGCACCATTACCGTTGTGCGCGGAGCATATAAAGGGAAAGCGCCAAAGCAGAAAAAAGGCAAAGGTGTTGGCATGGGTGCAGTAGTTTCCGGCAAGTTTGTGAAAACGAACCGCAAGGCCGCAACATGGACGCAGGAAGTCGGAGGTAATCCTTGCACTAAGACTGAGAGAGGTGAGCAAAAAACCCGTCTTAGCGTACAAACTCGCGTTAATGCTTTATTAAAAAAACTTGGCTGGAACGAGGTGGGTCTGACAAGTTCCGGCAAAAAGTTTCACAAGTTGAGGGGTTGGAACGTGACTCAAGTAATTGAGAATGAGGGGCTCAAGGCTGGATCTGTCCATGCTGGGCATCGGTCTACCAAAACCACAAGCGCTTGGTATCACCTTCCTGCGGCTGAGCAGGACAAGGAATATCTTGTGAATAAGTTATGCAAATAAGTCTTGCACTTACCCTTAAATGATTGCAATAAAACCCCTTCAGCCGACATAACGAGCCAGTGAGTTCACAACGCAAAGACGGAAAGAAGCTTGTCAGTTCCTACGTTTGGGAATCTGACAAGGAAAGGCTACAAGAGATTGCAGAAGAGCAAGGCGTAACTATGTCGGATCTTATAAAAGCAATGGTGACTGAGCTTGACAGCCTAAAGAAAGATGCAAAGGAACAGATCTACAAATCTGCGAAAAATCTAGACTGAGACAACCCATGTCCTACCGGAAATCTTAACCTATTTTTTTTTAAATAATGAACGAAACCAAAAACGAAAAACAAGTTGAAGAAGTGCGGAATGAACAGCAAGTGACGCAAGGGTATTTGCTACACGCCATCTACGCGATGGTGAGAGAACTCAAGCAAACAAATAAAATCACAATTAGCAAACGAGGGCTCAGGATTCTATTTGCTATGGGATTTTTAATTGCTGGCCTTGATATTTGGACTCACATAAACCAATACAAAGAAAGTGCGCGAGAAAATATGCACAATGAAGCAAACCACACTATTTCCAACAATGTTTATCCAATTAATTTGAAACGATATGTTGGCGTTGCTACGGAAGCAGAGTGGCACAAGTATCTTTTAAATTCTTATCGGGCAAATGCGGATCAACCCATAAAAGCAATATTGAGTTTAGATGAAGTGGTTAAAATGAAATCAGTTGCGAAGCTAATAAAAGACAATGAGCGTGAAAAACTTGAAGCGAAAAACATTGAACTTGAATTGGCAGTTTCTCAGTCCAAATTAAATGCATTGCTGGCATGGTACTGGGATGATCCAAAGTATTTGGAATCTGTGGATTATTCGCACTTAAACGATAAATGGGCTGAAGGGTTTAGCTTGGGCCTAAAAGAAGCGCCTAAAGTTATGAGGCATTTATTTGATAGTCAGGATAAACTCACAAATTTAAATCATCAGAAAGATGGCAATGCGAAATCCCTTGAATAACAAACATACATTTAACAATTTAATATTTGTTAAATTATAAAAGGTGTCTGACACTTATGGCGATAACTAAGAAACGAATATACAAACACGTTGCTAAAGAAATGCTAGTCAGGAATGAAAACAATTCTGATGCAATCGTAAGCGCTGTTACCAGTTACATTTTAGCTTTAAAAAAAGAAGGATGCATAATCCAACTTTGGTCAGCTAAAGATGCTGTAAGCCAAGTACGCAAGTACATGAAACTTTCAAAATCACAAGAGGTGTCTGACACCTAATATACTATGAAACAAGAATCTATTGACTATTGGATCGCTGCATATCTTGCAGGGTTTCTCATCATAGTTTTTATGCATATAATTTTATGAGGAATCTCATAAACAAAAACAGGACTTGCGAGTACCTTGATATATCGGAGCGGACTCTTGATGCTTTAATGAGAGAGCGCCGAATTCCATATGTCAAACTCAGCAAACGAATCATACGTTTTTCGCCAGACGGCTTGGATGAATGGCTGAAAAACGAACAACTAAAACAACTCCAAGCATTAGATAAAAAGTAATATGGAACTAGTAGTACCATCGGAAAAGGCGAACGGAAAAGATGCGTTTGAAATGTTAGAGGCAGGAACCCATGACGCTATGTGCATAGATGTCATCTACCCTGTCGTTACAAGATACCAGAATGAACCACCGAAAAATACGGTGGTTTTTGTTTACGAGGTAAACAAGAAGCGCACACTAAAGGACGGCGGCGGCGAAGATGAGTTTAATCATCATATATGGTCAAACAACTTCACGCTTACGTTGCATCCTAAAGGCAAGCTCAAGCCTATGTTAGAAATGTGGACGGGCGAGACGTTGAATGAGGGGTCAAAGACTAACTTAGAAGACTTCGTTGGTAAGCCAGCGAAGCTGACTGTGGTGCATAAGAATAAGGTCACTAAGCCTGGCGAAAAGAAGCTGGACATAGTCGCAGTCATGCCAAGCGACCTAGAGTTTGCAACGCAGGAGGGTTACGAGCGGAAGAACCCAGACGACATCGGATCTGCGGCAGCAGCGGCAGATAACAACGTCCCATTCTGAGGTGTCTGACACTATGAAGCGGTTAGGCATTAACGACATAGACCAATTGGAGTTTGATCCTGTGGATCGCTCTCCAATTTTCTTTGATATTGAAACTGGGCCTTGCGACCAAGTGAACTTTGCCAAGGCTCTGATCCCAGAGTTCAAAGCACCTTCCAACTATACTGCCCCAGAAAAAATTGAGGCATATATAGCAAAGAAGGAGGACGAGTTTTGGGACAAGGCCGCGCTAGATCCTGTGACAGGCGAGATCTGCGCGTTTGGGTTTAGGTATCAAGGTCAGAACTATTACATAGACGAGGAAGGCCCAACGGTTGAGCAAGTGGTTTTGCATGGCATTACCAACTTGGCAAGCAAGGCCGGACAGCGCACTTGGATAGGTCACAACATCCATGATTTTGATCTGCCTTTTATTGTGAGGCGTTTGTGGAAGTACGGCATGACTATTCCTGTGGGCTGGTACTCTGGTAAGTGGTGGAGTGAGTGGCTGGTGGACACTGGTAAAATGTGGGGGCTGGCTAAGTTTAAGGACATGATAGGACTTAACAGGCTCGCTCTATATCTGGGCCATGTCTCAGGCAAAGACGGCAAGTCAGGCAAGGATTTTCATAAGCTTGTGCTGAAAGACCCAGATGCCGCTTACGAATATCTCGCCAACGACTTGGAGCTTACCGAGTACGTTTACAACCGAATGAAGTAATGGAGGAGAGCACAAGCGGACATCCTAGCTCTATTCCTAATATGCAGGAAATGGGTGATCAAATCACTTACAAGACAAGACTTAATGTACTTACTGGTAAGTGGAGCCCTGACCCTAAAGACAGGGAAATGATTCTCGCATTTCGGAAGCAGCGCAAATCAGCTAAAGCCTTTTTAAAGACTTGGAAAAGAGGAGCGTGGAATGGCGGTAAATAGTAAGCGGAAGGGCAAGGTCAATGAATTGGCTTGGGCTCATATATTAAGAGATGCTGGATTCAAAGATGCCAGAAGAGGCCAGCAACACAGGGGCTCACCTGAGTCGCCTGACGTTATATGTAGTGAGCTTGCTTTGTTTCATTTTGAAGTGAAAAGCGGCAAGCAAATAAACATTTGGCGAGCGCTGGAACAAGCCGAACGCGACAAAGGCCAGGAGGAACTGTCTGTAGTCGCCGCTCATAAGGACAGGGAGCGCTGGGTTGTTTCAATGTACGCTGATGAGTGGTTGAAAGTAATAAAGTCTATGGGGTGTCTGTCACCTCATGGTTAAGGGTTGTGGCTTGAAGGAATAGAGCCGTAGGAGATCTACGGACAGGGTTCTATGCACCCTCATTGAACACCTTCAAGTCACTTTTTTTAAGGAGGCAATATGGATAATTATAGAGTGAATTTTGAGCACCGACTGAGTGCTAGTGAGGCGGCTAAACTCGCTGTAGTTAAGTATATCAACAGGCAAGGTATGCCATGCACTGTTAACCCAAGTGTCATGTATCCCGCAGGAGCAGATCCTGAGAAGTACAAGGATGGCGGCGACTTGTTCATGCACTTTCGCACCGAGGTGAAGCACCGCCCTAAGTTGGATTTTACAAGCGCTGAAACGTACCCGTTTGACACGGTACTTATATGCAGTCAGAGCTCATTTGATAGTCAAGTTGTGCAGCCTAAATATTACTTTATCTGCAATGGGCCAATGACTCACGCCGCGCTTGTTGACGTTAAGAAGACCAAAGACAAGTGGCTTGTATTAGACCAGCCTGACTTTGAGAGGAACTACACAACGAAGACTTACGCAATTCCAAAGCAGGATGCCATATGGATTCAGCTTTAATATATGACGATCCTGCTGACCGCCTATTAGCGGCAATCATTGGGCGAGCTATTAAGGACTACTGTGTAGCTAGGATGAGGAACATTCTTAGTGCTGACGGGGTCATTAACGATAAGTTATTAGCAAAGCACAATGTTGGATTTGTTTTAAGCGCAGACGTTATGCAGGGCTGTTCACGGCTTGAGATTCGGACGGCATATATCTTCATGCACAGTGGGTTGAATGTGATGCTGGAAGCATTAGCGCCTAACCAAGACCCTTCAATGATAAGGGACAGCGCCGAGAAAGTTATAACAGGAGAGAAAGTAATCGTATGGCAGTAGAAAAGAAACCTACAGATCTAATATTCACAGGCGACGGGTTTGTTGAGCGCCGAACGCTAGATGTTAAGCTAAGAAAAGAGCTTACAAAGAAGCAAAAGCGCAACAAGAAAGACAAAGCCAAGTACATGGAGCATTCCCTGGCTAACGCCCAACGCAAACCTGACAGAGCGAGAAAGTGGTATGGCAAATGAGAGTCTCCCAGTTTCTAAACTATAGGCGCGGCCCAGATGTCATACAGTCTGAATGCGGCACTGGTGGATTGAACAGTAAGTACCAAGAGGAACATGAGGTGTTGTTGCCTTTTAAAAGAATACGCCACTTGCATAGCACCTATGTGAGGGATCGCTCGTACTACGACAACATTGGCTTAATAATGAAAACTTTAGGATATGGAAATTGATGAAATGAAAGACAGGCTACCGCTCCCCCAACTCATGGAGCGGTTAGGTTATGGGGAAGAGTTTCAGCGGCGCTCATGTAGGTCGCCGTTTAGGGAGGAACAGCGAGCAAGCTTTGGGATCTTCCCGCATCAGAATAAATGGTTCTGGAAAGATCATGGAGTAGGAGAGTCAGGCGATGAGATAAACTTTATTATGAAAGCGCGAGGCTGTGACCAGAAACAAGCCATTGAGTTTTATAAGGATCTTATCGGACACCGTGAGCAGACGGCTGCTTTAAAGCCAAGCAAACTCAGCGACCAGGCGCTTGATGAGATAGCTCTGATACGAGGCTACAAGCGCACAACGGTTGAGCTCCTAAATAACAGAGGGCTACTAGTCAATGTTGACGGCAACATAGCTATACCAGTGAAGTCTGGACGCGAGCTTATCGGATACCATAAGCGCTGCACTGATGGGCGCTGGATGTACAGCCCAAAGGGAACCACTGCCCTACCTTTGGTCATTGAGCCAAGCGGACAAGCAGCCAGCACAATCGCATTTGAATCGCAATGGGATGCGTTCGCCTATTTGGATATCGCTGGATGGCCTGAGCACCAGCGCATCATCGTTACCCGTGGAGCAGCCAATGCTAAGCGCCTGGCCAAGCGCACGGTAGGCCCAGTGATACTATACCTACAGAATGACGAGGCTGGTGAGAAATGGGCCAAGGCAGCAACTGAAGTCATTGACGATGTCCGAATCTGTGTCGCTCGCCCCCCTGCCCCGCACAAGGATCTGAACGATTGGCTGAAGGACGGCTGTACCTTGCAGGATCTCCTTCGCACTGTCGGTGATGCTCAGGTTGTGAAGGCTGGCCCAGAGAAGGACATCATGTCCTGGGATGACCTGGATGACACCGGCAGTGACCCTGACAATTTAATCGGGAATCGCTGGCAGTGCCGCGCTGGTTCATGCCTATGGGTTGGCCCGTCCGGCGTAGGCAAGTCCAGCCTGACACTGCAAGCAGCGCTCACTTGGGCCGCTGGCCATGATCTGTTTGGGATCAAGCCAGAGCGCCCACTCAAGAGCCTCATTATTCAAGCCGAGAATGACGCAGGAGACGTTAAGGAGGTTCTCCAGGGTGTCCGCATGGGTTTGCCTCAATTAAGCGCTCTATGGCCCGATCTGAAGCAAAGAGTGAGCATTGTGTCCAAGGCCGATGTCAGTGGCGCTGCGTTCCTCAACTATGCCAGCAATATGTGCAAGGCGGTACAGCCGGATCTGCTCTGGATAGACAACATCCAGGCTTACATGGACGGCGATGTTTGCTCCCAGCAACAAGTGAGCGCCTTCCTCAATCCCCTGCGAGCCCTAGCGCTTGATACCGGCGTAGCCGTGCAGCTTATCCATCACACAGGAAAGGCCATTACGGGCTCCAGAACAGCCCTAGATTGGTCTTACATAGGCAATGGGTCTAGTCAGTTAACCAACTGGGCCAGAGCCGTCATGGTGCTAATGCCAGCCGAGGATGAGGAGTATGGCAATTTCAACCTTAGAGCAGCCAAGAGAGGCTCACGGGCTGGCCTATGCCATTCTGGAGGGCTCCCGTCTGATTGCGTTAAAATTAGGCATGGACAGCGCGGGATCTGTTGGGAGGAGAACTAACATAAAATTGCATCATACGTACATATATACACAGCGCCTGAGTGACGGTTCACTGTTCGTTCAAGGCTTAGCCATGTCAGGCGACGGCAACAGCCGTGCTATATGCAGGAACCCAAGCCTGGAAGCTTACACAGACGAGCGCAAGTGGTGGATATCCGAGACGCTAGAAGAGCTTGCAGCGCTTGGGTATGAGAACGAAGCAGTGGTAGACATCATGCACTCCCTGCCTGAGAAGCTTTTAGAAGTTAAGGAGAATCAAATAGAAGAGGAATGGTAGACATCCTGAGTTTCTCTGTATCTGTGTATCCTATGTATCTCTGTATCTGTGTATCGCCTAAGAATCTTATAAGCGCTTATAAGCGCTTTAGTATGTGTATATTAAAAGATTCTTACAAGATTCTTGGAAGCGCTTGAAGATTATAAAGAGCTATGCCGATCTCCTGTCAAGATATTCTTAGCAAGTTTGATGGAAAAGTTGTGTACGACATCGGGCCAAGCGACAGGATACATCCAGGTGTGCTGGACGTAGTTGAGGCTATGGTAGGAGATGACCCTAAGTGGGCCAAACACCCTCAAATGGTACAGTATAGACAGCTAAGGGCATTGAGGGCAAAAAAAGAACAGCCGAGAAACTTGAGGACAGAGCAGGAGAAGTTAAACTCGTTCCTTAAAGCGATGAAGAATCGCAGTGTAAGAGCACGGTATGCCAGCGCCAGACCCCAAGTCAGTCAGTAAGAATCACCTAATAAACAAGGATCGCAAGAAGTACGACTCCATTGTAGCAGGGCTGAAAGAAGGCAGAGGTATGGTGCAATTAGCCAGTGAGGTTGGCGTAGCGCCTAGTACAGTGCAGTTGATAAGAGAGGATCATAGAGATGAACTACCCAATTGGAAGAGGCGTACAGTTAAGGCTCTCTCCGAGGCGAGCGAAGCAATTGCTCAGTCGCTTGTTGAGGGGCATGAGAATATCCCGTGGAGTCAGAAGGCATTAAGCCTCGGCATAATTCTGACGAAGAAGCAAGAGCTTGAAGGATCAATGCCGCAACAAAAAGTAGTACATGAGCACCGCATAACGCATGACAGCCTGGTGGACAAGTTCAAGCAGATGAAGAAAGTGGTGGATATAGACTCTGAAACCTACGCAAAACCTACGCTAGAGGCAGATAAATGACTTGGGAGAGCAACAAAAAGCGCGTAAACATTAGGAAATACGCAAATTTAGTGAACCGTTGGCATCCAGAATATCGTTCTGCAAGGGTATGAGGTGTTGTTTTTTACACAGCAACGACGGGGGGAGGGGGCCGTTTGTGTCCCGTGGGGGTAAAACTAGACGGGTTTCTGCCCATAAATAATTTTCCCAAAAAGCGCATGGACGAGTCTGATCAAGCCAACATCCTTTCCGAGAAAATATCCTCTGCGTTGGATTGGGCTCGCGAGGAGCTTGATATGACATATGTCAGCATTATCGGGGTACTTGAAATGCATAAGTTTTTGACGCTGTGCGAACTGTACAGCGTAGCTAATAGCGAATTAGAAGATGACGAAGACGAAGAAGAAGGCGACGAAGAAAGCTTCCTCTAAGCCTACCTTAGCAATTTGGCGGCGTAATTTTAGGAACCAGAAGATTATAGAGGCTGAGCTAGACACTGGCGAAATACAGACCGTGATAGTGCGGGATAGTGGCCTCTACTGCGATGGTATGACTTTTGAGGTATACACAGATGGAAACAACTACTACGAGCGAAAAGTCCCCAGACAACGGGGAAAGGTATGACCAAGTTCTGGCAGCTTTACAGACTGAACTTGGCTTGGCGACGGCGCAGGGAAAGAGAGCATTGGCACTCGCAATTGAATGCGTCAGATTGCTTGACACAAAGCAGCAAGACTACGGCAGCAAGAACATCACCTACAGCGGTGAACTCGGCGTTGCCGTTCGCTTGCAGGACAAGGTATGCAGATTGAGGCATATGCTTGAGAGCGGCAACACGCCTCAGCATGAGGCGATGGTGGACACCTACCAGGATATAGCTAATTACGGGCTTATTGGGCAGATGCTATTAGATGGCAGTTGGGTGTGTGGTTAGTGCCAAAGCAAATTTTAGCCATGTCTCGTTATGCACGGGATATGGAGGAATTGATCTCGGATTGCGACGAGTTTTGCCAGAGTGCAGAACAATCCTTGCTTGTGAGGTCGAAGCCTATGCCTGTGCAGTCCTTTTATCGCAAATGGAAAAGGGAGCATTGGATGCGTGTCCTATCTGGACGGACATTAAAACGCTGCCATTGGAAATCATTCCAAAAGGCGTTTATGTCATGTCAGGGGGATTTCCTTGCACCCCGTTCAGCCAAATAGGCAGAAAGCATTCTGACTTAGATCCACGGCACATATTTCCATACATAAAAAATGCAATTCAGTTTGTTAAGCCAGAGTGGGTGTTCTTGGAAAACGTGGAAGGAATCATCAGCGCCAAGCTTGGGGGAGACGGATGGGAAGACCCAGCAGGGACTCCGGTACTGCTCCATGTCCTTAGAGAATTGGAAAGAATCGGTTATAAGCCAGCGTGGGGTTTATTCTCAGCGGCAGAGTGCGGTCATCCCCAGCAGCGAAAAAGAGTGTTCATCCTCGCAAAACTGGGCAACTCCAAGTTCTCGCGATTGGAAGGATACACCGAATCAGAGCAAAAAAAGGCCAGACGGCAGATCCCGTTTAGACCAGTTGCCCCGCCAAGTTTTTGCCAACATGAGTGGGAGCATCCAAGGGCAATATTTAAATCCAACATGGGTGGAGCAGTTGATGGGTTTGGCGCCAGGTTGGACACAACTGAGTTCAGAGTGGATAGGCTTAGAATGATTGGAAATGGGTGTTGTCCTGACACTGTTGCACTTGCATGGCAGACGTTAATAAAAAAATTTCTATAAAGGATCTCAACATCACGCCGCATCCGGTTATACCAGCGCCGGACGAGGCGATGATAGAGGCTATATTGGCCCAGGATAACGGGGAGCAACTCCTGGCTGAGTACATAGTTGAGCGCGAGGCGACGATTCAAAGGGAGCAGGAAGATCCCTTCAATTTCGGTTATGAGCCCGATAATTGGCGAGTCGCTGACGAGTTATTGCAGGAGTACGACGAGGTGCTCATTAATGGCGGTAATCGGGCTGGCAAGAGTATGTATGCGGCTAAGCGCGTTGTGCAGATGGCCAACAGGATACCCAATGCGCGGATCTGGTGTTTGCATACAACGAGCATGAGCTCAGTGCAGATGCAGCACCCTCTGATTTGGAACTTTGTTCCGCTGGAATGGAAGGCGGCTAAGAAAGGGCGAGTGACCAGTATTCTGTACAGCCAGAAGAACGGGTTTGGCAACAATACGATGGTAGCACCGAATGGCTCACAGATTACGTTTCTTAACTTTGCCCAGGAGAAGCGGGTTATAGAGGGCGGCGAGGTGGATCTTGTTTGGATTGACGAGGGTTTTGACGAGTTGGATTGGATAGAGACGCTTAGATATCGGCTTATTACCAGGCGAGGATTGGGTGATGGACGGGGGAAACTGCTGATGACCTTCACTCCAATCACTGGGTTTTCTCCAGTGTGCAGGGAGTACCTGGCTGGGTTTGAAACTATCAAGAGCGAGATAAGCGAATTGTTGCCTGGCCAGAATGTTAAAGGCTGCAAAATCGGGCATATGCCCTACGTTGCCAAGTCTGGCCGAAATAACAGTGCTGTAATGTGGTTTCATACAAAGATGAACCCATACCAGGATTGGGACAGCATGGTGAAGCAGTTAAAAGGTCGCCCTAAGCAAGAGATTAAAATTAGGGCATACGGTTTCGCTGACGATGCTACAACGACTCAGTTTCCGCAGTTTAAAAGTCATAATATTATAGAGCATGACAAGATCCCTACAGAGAGAGTGAGTCGCTACCACAGCACTGACCCTGGGGGCCAAAAGAACTGGTTCCATTTATGGTGCGCTGTGGACGAGCACGGGCGCTACTACATTTACCGTGAGTGGCCTAATGACGCTGAGTGGGCAGTGCCTGGCCCAGGCGACGGTAAAAAGGGATTAGCCCAAACACAGGACGTATTGCTGGGCATTGCTGACATTGTTGAGCATATAAAAGACCTTGAAGGGGACGAAATAATTGAGGAACGCTATATTGACCCTAGAATGGGGGCGACTCAGGCCGCTGGGAAACTTGGCGGCACTAGTTACATTGAGCTTTTAGCGGATGAGGGCATGGACGTTTTGCCAAGCGCCGGACTCCGCATAGAGCAAGGTGTTGGAATAATTAATGATTGGCTGGCTTACGATGAAGACCGGCCAATTACAATTGAAAATGAGCCTAAACTTTACATATCAGAAAGATGCGAAAATTTGATCTACTGTATGAGGACTTGGGCGAACAAGGAAAAAGATGGAGCGACTAAAGATCCGGTTGACACGCTCAGGTATCTGGCTGTGATGAACCCGATGTACATAGATCCTAAAAGTGATAAGAGTTATGGAGGCGGCGGCTACTAAAAAATGGCCTCCCCTGCTCCGGCGGGAGGAGGCGGCAGAAATGACGGGCGCGAAACCGCGCTACATAGACAAGCTCCGATTATGCGGGGCAATAAAAACCTACAAATATGTGAACGGTAAAAATCACCTATATTACAGAGATGATTTACTAAGCCACTTTGGACTGAACAATGAATGATTTTGATAAACTAGCGGATGCGGTGGATACACCGATGATCACCGAGTTGCAGCGTGAGTACCACAGATCAATTGATGACGGGTACTCGCTCCAGCGAATGAACGAAAACGATGATATTCGTTTTGCCCGATGGAACTCTCAAAGCAGTGACGGCAAAAAGCACTCTGCTAATATGAGCCAGGGCCAACAGGCGTTTCCATTTGAGGGAGCGAATGACGGTAGGATTTTCCACACCGATGACTTAATTAATACCCAGGTAGACATCCTACAGACTGCCTTTAAGCGAGCGCAGTTAAAGATTGGGGGCAGCGAGCTTAATGATATGCCTGTGGCCCAGACCGCCAGCACTTTAATGAAATGGCTAGTAGGCACTAAGCTTCGCCATGATTTGCTAAAGGAGAGCGAACTGCTCGCGCAATATGGCCAGCAATATGGTTACAGTTTGTTGTTTGTTGGTTGGCAGCAGGAATACGGGCTCAGGCCAATGGAGGTGTCAATGGAAGAGCTTGTCGCAATGGCTGGGCAAGTTGATGAGGAATCTATGCTGGCCGAGTTGCCTGAGATGATCATGGACAAAGAGCGCGAGTCTAGCGCTGTTGACATTATTACTAGCCAATTAGCTGACACTACTCGCCGTAAAGCTAAGAAGTTAATTAAGGAGCTCAGGGAAACCGGCAAGACATCTATTCCTGTCGCCTACATGGCCAAGAACAGACCGACTTGCCACGCTTTGAAACCGCTTGAAGATGTATCGTTTCCACCGGAGACAGTGAACATCCAAGATGCGCGTGTGATTTTTAGACGAGTATTTTTGACGGCTGTACAAGTTCGCGAGAAAATAAAGAGCGAAGGCTGGAGCGAGGATTTTGTGGATCAAGTGTTGCGTACCCAGGGAAACAGCACCTACCACAACGAGATCCAGAGCAGTATAAGTGGGCTAAAGGTTAGTGACGGCATCATCGTTAGGGATAATCTAATTGAGATAGTTTATGCGTACACTAAGGCTTTGGATGAACAAAATAATATTGGCATTTACTGCACCGTTTTTTCTCCTCTTGTATCTGGTAATCCTGGGGGCGAGCCTGTTTTTGGTAAGCATATACACGTTGACTATGCACATAATCAGTACCCTTTTGTGCTCTATAAAAGGGAAAATGTTAGGAGGCAGATTACAGAATCCAGGGGCATCCCCGAAATCAGTCAAACCCAGCAAAGTGAACTCAAGTCACAGCATGACTCAGTCTATGATTTTACATCGTTCTCAACGCTCCCGCCGCTGGCGGTGAACCGGAGAATGGGCCAAATAAAAAAATATGGCCCAGGGACGCAAATCCTAGTTTCTAGGCCAGACGATATTCAGCACCTTGACGGGCCGAGGAAAGATCCGGCTGTGGCTTTTAAGTTGATTGAAGAGGTTAAGGCCCAGGCAGACAGATACTTTGGTTTGCCTAATCCAATGCTGCCTCCGGCAGTCAGCGCTGTTAAGCAACAGCGAGCCACCAACTCCTGGCTAAATGTCTGGCAGGAGGCATACCATCAAATGCTTTGCCTGGCTGTGCAGTATATGAGCCCTGACGAGATCAATCGCGTCACAGGGTCACAAGTGCCGCTGGACATGAGCGTTAATGACTACGACATAATTCTTAAATTTGACGTTGCAGAGGCGCTTGATACGGAAGGCGTTGAAAAGCGCTTGAGCGCTATCGCCCAGTACATCGTTCCGCAGGATATGGCTGGTGTAATTGACAGGGCCAAACTCATTGAGTTTCAGACTCGCGCAATAGCACCGGAATACGCAGATGACCTAATCGTCCCGCAGCAACAGGCTACGGTGAAGATGAAAGAAAACGTCAAAACGGCAGTGTCTCAGATGATGAATGGCATTGAGCCGGAGTATAATCAAGAGGTTGACCCTAGCGCCGGAAACAAGTTGGCAATGCTTGAAAACATTGTGGCTAATAATCCGAAATTGCAGCAACAGATCCAGCAAGGCGATGAGTTGCTTCAAAAGATGTTGGAAGCGTACCAGCAAAACCTACAGTTTTCTGTGCAGCAACAGCAAAACGCACAGATTGGGCGAATGGGTACTAGCCCAGTAACAGGACAATAATATGGCAGAAGATCTAACTATGTTTCGCTGGGAAGGCGAAAACCGACTATGGAATGAAATTATGAAACGCCTGGAAGACAGGATTCGTAGTGCTAATAACTACGCAACTAGAAGTGATATAACGGATACAGAACGAAGTTTTTATTGCGGTGTGTTGTTTGAGGCTGGCGATGTTAGGGATTATTTGATGGAGCTAAGGGATGAGGCTAATAATCCCAGTGGTTCTGTTGAGTGACAGAACTACGGTCGCCAACCGATGCTCGGAGTCCCCAGGAAACTGGGGGCTCTTTTTTTGTCTAAACCGCTAATAACCAGAGGGATAGAGATGTTTAAAATATGTTTACCCGATTGTTGACATTATTGTCGGAGGTATAATGTCAGAAGCTTTTTAGGCTTATTTGTGTTATAACAATTTTAATTCACACGGCTATATTATGCGATGGAGAGCTATATATGTCTATAAGTGTCTCGCAATAGAAAACAAATATATAGGGAGGTAATATATGTTCGTATAAACGCCCTGTGACTTTCTGGGTTTAGAGAAACCCTGCGGTCAATCTTGCAGACCTAAAAACGCATGGCTGAGTCAGAGACTAATGTGGCAGAGGGAAGCGCTGCCTTTACAGAAAGCTTCAACAGTGTAGGCGATGTATTGAACGAGGACGGCTTAGCTGCCGCAGTTGAGGATTTCGTTCAGCCTCAAGAACCGGATTCTGAGCCGGAACCTCCCGCCCAGGTTGAATCAGAAGAGCATGGCGAACCGGAGAATGATCTTTCTCAGGTGGAAGAGGAAAGTGAGGAGCAATCCTCTAACGTCCAAAAACGGATAGACAAACTTACTCGCCAGCGCAAAGAGGCTGAAGCTGACGCTGATACCTATCGGCAAGAGCTTGCTGCTATGCGCGAAGAGCTTGCAGAATTGCGAGACTCTAAGAGTGAGCCAGCGCCGTCCCAGGACAATCCATACGCTAACAAAACAACCGTTCGCGAATTAGAACGGGCTGAAGAGGAGGCAGAGGATTGGCTTGAGTGGTGCGAAGATAATCCAGACGGGGGCGACAGAGGAGGTCGCGAATATGACATTGATGACATCAAGCAAATTCGCCGCGCCGCTCGCAAAGCGCTAAGGACGCACATTCCAAAACAAAAAGAATACATTGAAGCAGCCAGGAGTTATGACCCTATTGCTAATGATGTTTACCCGTTTTGGAAAAAGCCAGTTAGTGCTGAGTTCAAAGTAGCGCAAGAGTTTGTGAGGTCAGTCCCAGGCATTAAGCAATTCCCAGATTACAAGATTATAATTGGGGATTACTTATATGGGCGTTATATGCGCGAACAGGCTATAAACAAAAAGTCTGCCCCTGCCCCAGCAAAGAAAGCGCCTCCACAGCCAGCAGTAAGCGCTGCACCAAAGGCTGAGAAAAGTGCTGACCGCGCTAGGCAAAGCTCACTGAACGCATTTCATCAATCAGAAGGATCGGTCAATGACTTAGCAAGTGTACTAGGCTCTATAGGCTTAGTGAAATAGAAAGGTATACTAAGATGGCAGATATTCTTTTAGAAAGCAGCCAAGTCGGTAAGAGAGAGGATCTCTCCGATTTAATTGCAACGGCAGATCGCAAAAACACACCGTTTTATAACGGCGCTAAAAAAGGCGCTGTTCCCAAAAACGTGGTATTTCAGTGGCAGATGGATCGTTATAACAGTCCTGTTGCCGACACCTCTGAAACATCCAACTCCAGCGGCAATGACCTGGCTGGTGTAAGTTCCACTGTTGACGGTGATGATGCTTCACTTACGGACGGTTTCGCAGATTCCAACACTCGTAAGCTTGCTCAAAACTATGTTCATACTTTTGACAAGACCGTAGGAATTGGTTTCCTGGCAGAGGACGTTTCTAACGTAGCAGGAGCGCCAAGCGAACTTGCTCGCTCTGTTGCTCGTCGCATTGTGGAAATGAAGCGTGAAATTGAAAAGCATATGCTTTCAAATTCTAACGCTGTTACTCAGGTCACTGCGGCTGGCACTGCTCGCACAGGCTATAAGACCAAGGCTCTTGGTTCTTTTGTGCATGAAGACGGCAAGTCTGGGGAAACAAGTGGCGACATGGGAGGCACTGATGCCTTCACTGTAGATCCGCTGTTCCAGCCTTCTGCTTCTAGCAGCACAGGAACTGTGGCGGGGATCTGGACGGGCGCTGCATCAACAGTGACCGAGGAGGTTGTGCAAAACGTACTCCAAGGTATGTATGATGAAACCGGAACAATTCGCGAATTTACCGGAATCGTCGGCACTTCTTTGAAGCGTAAGTTCACCAACTTGGCAAGTACCAATACGGTGACAAGCACTGTAACCCACACGGCAGATCCAGATGGAGGTGGCGCTGGAGCAGCAGTTTCGGCTTACCCTGGCATTACTGCGGATCAAAGTCGCACAATCACACGGGCTCAGGAAAACCGTTCATTCGTTAATACGATTGATGTGTTTACCGGAGATTTTGGAACCGTAACTTTAGTGCCGGATCACTACATGGATCACGCTAATAACGGTTACATCATCCCGTTTGACGAGGTGGAGATGGCTGTTCACACAGCGCCTAATGTTTCTGAGCTTCAGAACAACGGCGGCGGTGAGCGGAGACTCTTACGCGCTATCATGGGCTTGAAGGTTTACAACCCTCGCGGGTTTGGCCGGATTCGCTCTAACTAATGTCTGACTCGCTAGAGTTTGATTTATCATCGGTTCCTCCCGATCTCCTTCCCGCTTTGGAAAAGGAGTTTCGGGAGGGCCGACTAAAGCAACACGTTGACGCTCAAAGCAATGCAGCGCAACGCATAGGCTCAAGCCGTGAGACTGACTATAAGTCGGTCAACGGCCTGGGTCGGTTGCGACTAAGAATAGACCCTTACACTTATCACTACTTTGGCCAGCGCCTTGGTTATAATTGCTGGCACAATGAACAATTTTTAAGAGAGTTTGAGCGGGACAATGAGTATGCCCGTGTGAACTGCGGAGGAACCAAGATCCAGGCTGGCTACGGTTCCAAGCAACCTAAATTCAGAAAGAAATATGGAGTCAACAAAGTTTAGCGTATTTCTGAAACAAGTCGCCGCCGCCGCAGGGATTGACCAGGACACAATCCCCAACTCTTTCTTTACCCAGATCCGCGACTTTGCTGATCGCCGTGTAAGCCAAGCCTGGGATCGCTGCGAGTGGCCAGGGACAATAGGCTATTCCCAGCCCACAGTTGGCACTAGCGGCAACTTAAATAAATTCACCTACCCTACTGACGCTGACGTAATAATGAACGTCTACAGCGACGATCCTCGCACTAGTACCACAATAAAGACTTATGGCTTTAGATTGGCTGAGACTGATGCGGGGGCTCGCGAGGTCATTGTGCCGGACGCAGACACTAGCGTCACTGTAGAGTACAAAAAGAAAGCGCCGACATTTACTGGAGATACACATTTAGCTTCCGGTAAAACATACTCCGCAAATGAGCAAGCTTATCACCAAGGTGATTTTTACGAAGCAAACAGCGGCAGTACATCTGGTGCTTTTTCTGCCGGTGCTTGGACAATTGTAAAACTACCAAAGATATTTCAAGGGTACATGGTCAAAGGTTGTTATGCAGATTACCTGAGAGCAAACGGCCAGACCCAGGAGGCGCAAGTTGAGGATCAGAACGCAGAGGCTATACTTTTCCGCGAGATAGAAAAGGTTCTGCGCGTTGAGGGCCAGAACAGATTAATTCAAATGAACACTTATTAAAATGACAGTTACAGAAGCAAAAAACGTAGTAGTAAACAGGCTTACGGGAACCGCGCTTTTGCCTGAAAAAGAGCACAGAAAAAAGCTCATCATTCAGAACACACACGCCAGCAATATTTTGTACGTTAAGTTTGTAGCAACCGGCACAGTTGACAGTAGTGTTGCAAACTATGATATCCAAATTCCTGGCAAAGCTAATTTTGTTTTAGATAACTATACCGGCCCAGTTAAAGCGGGGGCCACTACTGTTAACTACACAGAGCTCGGTTAATTTTTATGGACGCTAAAAAAGTAGACGAACTAAAAGGTCAATTGAATATGTTGTACCAGGCGGCTGCAACTGCATTACTAAGCAAACAGCAACATGATGTTTGTCAGCAAGCAGCGCAAGGTCTGATGGATCATTTGGAGTCCTGTGGCGAGTGCGATGCACAGCCAGAGGAAACTCCAGTTGAGCCCTGATGACATAAGAGTATTGGCGGTTGGCGGTGCTGGCCTTGGGTCAGCTTTGGTGGAGATTGATATAGTCTTAAAAGTGGTTATATCAGTTCTAAGTTTGTTGTATGTAGGCAAGAAAACCTACGATTTATATATAAACAAAAAAGACGATGCTTAAATCAAAAACATTATATGCTTCCCTGACCGCCATCATAGGAGCAATTGGCGCGTGGCAGATGTCGGAGATCTCCCTTGCAGAGATGTTCCAAGTCTGCATTCCGGCAGTGCTTGCCGTCACGCTTAGGCACTCAGTGGCGAAAGTGGACAAGAAACTGGAAGAACCCAGTGCTAAGTCTTCTTAATATATTAAGCGGACTATTTAAGGCGTTCCCAAAGTTGGCAGACATTTTTGAGGACGCTGTAAAGTTTTACAGAAATGCTCAAGCTGAGTCTCACAGGCGCGAAAAGGATAGCGCTGTTGATGCTTTTATCAATCAGCACAGCGTGTCATGTGACTCAGTACAATGGAGCGGAGAAGTGGATGAAGCATCCACAAGCAGCGGCGGCGGCGAAAGTAGCACCACATTTCACAGCGGGAGTGCTCAAGGAGATAAATCGCCTTGAGGCAGAGCTCGCGAAGACGGAATGAATAATGCCAGCGCCACTACCATTAAACGACGGTGACAATTCATTTGTCGGCGTTAACTCTAAACTATCCCCAGACCAGATTCCCCCTGGCCTCGTAAGTGAGGCTATCAACTTGAGGTTTGATAAAGGCGTAGCAACGCCTCGCAAAGGCATTAAAAAGATTGGCTTTGCAAATATCAAAAACACCTCAAGCAGCCCTACTTCTCTCAATAACAATAAGTTAATTTTAAACGTCAACCAGGGGTTATCGGCTTACGATACAATCAAGGGGATTGGTAAGTTCCAAGATGTCTCTGGCTTTAGTTGGCTGCTTGTTGCTACGACTACAAAAGTCTACGCGCTAAGAGACGGAAACCCTCCTAGAGAGTTAAAAACTCTTGCTAATGGAGATCCTGCTTTGCCAGCAAGTTACACAACAAGCACGGCCAATGCTAATAAGGTAGATTTTATCCAGTGCTTTAATAAGGTGATAATGTTTCGCGGCGAGTCAGTGCCTCCCCTGCAACTGGAGGACGTTGACTTGGGTTGGCGAGACATTAGCAAAGAAGACACTCGGACAGACTTTGACGAGAACGATAGCGACGGCACAGAAAGTATTCCCAACTCTGCTGGCGGCTCTGTTTATATGCAAAACAGATTGTTCGTAATTGACACCGTTAATAGGGATCTTATAGCCGCAAGTGACGTTGCAAATCCAACTAGGTATCAACCTATCCTCCAGGCGTTTCGCATTAACGTCGGCAGTGAGGACTCGTTGGTTGCTTTGCACAAATACGATGAGACTACCCTGCTCTGCTTTAAAGAGCACAGCGTCTATGCGATTCGGAACGTCTTTGGTAATCTGTCAGATTGTTACTTAGACCAGTTGACTGACGCTTATGGCCTAGTGGCAAGCAAGGCTGTGACTTCAGTCGGTAAGGATGTTTGGTTTTTAAGTGACCAGCGCGGTGTTGTTTCTCTTTCAATTAGTGAGAGCGGAAAAGTGCAAGGTGTAGATGCTCCTGCTAGTGAAGCGATTCAGCCTGTTATAGATAGAATAAGCTGGCCCTACTCTCACTTGGCTTGCAGCGCCTACCATGACTCTAAGTACTGGCTTGCAGTTCCCCTGGATAACTCAAGGGTCAACAATGCAATTCTTTGCTATGACTTTAAAATGAAGGCATGGAGTGGCTTTGATCAAGGCACAGCCATAAATGGCATTAGCGAATTTATTACTTACAAGTACCAGGGCAAAAAGCGCCTGTTCTTCAGCACTTCTGATTTTATTAATCTCTACAACGATGACCGTTATTGTGGTGCAGTGGATGAGCTTGTTACAACAAGCACAGACACAGGAAAAAACATCACTACGGAAGCGATAGAAACTAGCCTGACCACTAGGGGCTATAAGTGCAAACTGGATAGCCGAAAACGCTTTAGGGCGACAGGGATCAGTTTTGACACCAACGGGGTTGTCGGAACCAATAAAGGGATCACCGCAAAGCTTATATTTGACGGCATTAAAGAAGAGACAACAGTCTTTAGCGATAAAAATTATTCACGCACTAAGTACAGCCGCCCGTTTGATAAAGCTGATTACGTCATCAGTAACTCTAGCGATGACTACCTAGACCCCTACCGTGAGGACTACAGCCTGGCCCTGGCTGGAAGCGAGGCGATTGAGCCTGGAACAAATGGATTTGACCCTGACGCTTTGCAGGAGTCTACGCAGAAAAATTACATAAACGGTGACGGCACATTTGTGCAATTAAAGATCACCAACAACGTCGGCAGTTGCACGGTTAAGTCTGTTGCTGTTGGCGCTACTCCACATGACACCAAATTAATTGAAAAACGATGAGTGACTTCACAGTAACAGTAACAGCAAACGAGGATTTTCCTGACAACACGCCAATAACACGGGCGATGTTAAAAAACGCAGCAACGCCCCAGGTTGCGCTGACCGGCACTATAGGCAATTCAGATTTAAGCAATGGCGTTATTACGGGTAATAAGATATCTGCAACTGCAAACATAGAACACACTAAACTGCAAATAACGCAGTCCTGCATGGTTGCCGGTGTCGCGAGCGGCAAGGTGATTGCCCTAGATCCAGACGCTGCCAGCAACGACATTTACTCATCGTCCAACACAAGCGGAACTAAGGCTTATGTGAATGGCGGCGTTGACGGTGCGAGCGGTAACAAGCGAGCTCGGTTTGCTGTTTCCAGGGGGACAAATCCAAATGAATGGGCTTGCCTGGGAACAACGACATCTGTTGGCGGCGACGTAATGATTGACGTTACCAACAACGCATTAAAACTAACTATCCAGAATGACTCCATTGAAGGAAGCATGATTAATTCTGGAATAGGCGGTACAGCGGCAGATGATTTCACGCCTACAATTGGAGTCAGTAATGACCGGCTTGTAGTGTTAGATAATTCAATTGGACTAGCGCCGCTCGCTCACGTTGGCGCTAACTATTACGGAAGTGTTATTGCATTTACTGACAATGGTTCTCCTGCATATGTGCCGAAAGGCGCGGCTGGTGCATTCTTAACTTCCAACGGCAACTCAAATCCCACATGGCAAACTCTATACACAGATTTCAACATGGGGACAGCACCTTCGGGGGCAAAAACCGTTAGAATAAAACATGGACTAGGCAGTACGCCGACTGACTTAAAGTGGTACGTTAAAAACACTAGCAGTTCAAATAACAGTTCAACAGGATTTTATAAGTTAGGAGCAATTGTTTATGCTGCTAATTTTATGAAAGATAATTATGGGATAAATTTTGCAGCAGATGACACGTTTATAACTTATAGCCAAGAAAGTGGCTCAATTAAAATTAGATTCAGAGGTTACAGTGACAATGATGTTGGTAATGAGCAAACTGGTGTTGCAACATCTGCCGCTGATATAGTTTCAGATCATCATGCTTATTTAGCTCTAGGAAGTGATTGGGAAATACACGTTTTAGCTAGATGATAAAAGCTGGCTCCATACGCGAGAGTAATCTCTCAAAGCAGTTTGAATTTAAGCATAAGAAAATTCAAAAGGCAGATGAAGGGGCTCAGCTTTTAGTCTCGGAGGATAACACTGCTTCGCCAGATCATAAGCGCTTCAAGCCTGTCACCATTCATGGAGATGGGACACTGGATGGCACTGGTAAACTTACAGTCAATTTTCCCGAATCAAAAACTGTTGTCCAGGGAGACGGGCTTACAGAAGACCAAAAGCGCAAACTAGATGGAATTGAGGATGGGGCGACACGCGATAAAACTGGAGTTGAGCTAAAAGATGCTTATGAGGCAAACGCTGACACCAATGCTTTTACGGATGCCAATAAAAACCAGTTAGATTCCACTCACTCAACCTACGTCGCCAGCACAAGCAACCACACCGCCGGTTCATCCTCTGCGATCAGCACATCAAACGGGGGGATAGCAGGAACTAGCCAAACGATCCCGCTGACAATGATTACCGCTAGTTCAACAGGCAACAACAGCAACACAACCGACTACATTGTTGAGCATGGTCTAGGCAACGTGCCGCTGGACGTAAAAGTCTTTGAAGGCAACGAAGAGGTGGAAACTGAAGTGGTCAGCACCACAACCACATCCACCATCAAATTTTCAAAACCAGACGTAACTTTCACCACAAAAATCTTCGGACTTAAAAGCTGATGGCAGATAAGAAAATTTACGTCACACATGACTTTCAAGACGGGGCAAAGGTTAAGAACCTAAAGCTACCAAACATTGCCCTGCCTACCGAAGTAGAAGGCGGCGTTGCGTACTCTGACGGTTTGTATGTTTCGGACGATACGGATTGGAACGAGGTGGCAACTG